AAGCAAAGTCAGCCGCAAAAAATAGTTTATTTGGATCAAATGTTGGTAACGCTATTTCAGCAGCCAATTCTCTTGGAATATCAATGCCATCTATAAATTCACTTGGAATATCTTCGGATGACAGTCCAATGTTTAAGATATTCAAGCTGGCTGCATTTGGATTAAAATCAATATGTGCAAGTGTTGATGGTAAAAGTGGAAATTCAAAAACAGAAAACAAATTGGGATGGTTACTTTCAATTGGAATAGATTTAACACTACTTGGTCTGTTGATGGGGTTGTTTGATAAATTAAGAAATTTAAAATTTAATTTTGGTGGATTTGATGGGTTTGGGTTGGATCGTTTATTGTTTGATTTATGTGATTGGGTAAATAAAATTGAATACAAAAGTAATCTAGTAGATACATTTAGAAACGAAAGTAATAAATTATTATCTGACATGGAACTTACTAAACAATTAGGCGATAATTTTGTAAAAAATGGAACATATAACTCATATGCTAGAAACAATAGAGATTTTGATACTAATTATAAATCACTTGTGGGTGACTTGGATGCAATACAAAATTCTGCAAAAAATTTTGGACAAACCAACATCGGTTTAACAAAAGACTCGACAAATATTGCTCAGTTAAAATTTGATCCACTTACAGGATTGTTTAGAAAAAAACAAAATGATGGTATAGATTTACAAAATAATTCTAGTCAATATTCTGCAAATTTAGAAATGAGTTCAGAGAATTCATCTTTAGAAGGTTTAAAAAATGCGACAACAAATTTTAAATTAGGAGGTTTTTCGGTTGGAAACCCTTCTAATAAAAATAGTAATAATATAAATTTAAAAAAACCTACATCGTCCGATATACCTGATTATTTAGCAGAAACTAAAGATGAACAAGCTAGTTTAAAAAATATTATAAATAGAAAAATAAATCCTGTTGATCAGAATGCATCGGAAATAACTTCATATATGTCTGGTGATAAAATTACTAAAAAATCACTAGAAGGTACAATATTGGAGAGTGCAGATTTAAATGCGGTTGCCTTACTTGACAAAGAAGACCTTGAAGTTTTAAAAGATAAAGATTCAATTGATCAAGCAATCTCGGATGCCACCAGAATTTACGAAGAAGAATTTAATAAAGAACTTGAAAAGACTGAAAAGAGTATTTTAAAAAAAACCGATTCCGGTGCAATATTTGGAAAACAATTACCAGAGCTAAAAGGAAATCAAATTATATTGAATTCTGAAAGAGTAATAATATCGTCAAAGACACAAGAAACAGGAATATTTTCTAAAAAAAAGTTTTTTGTTACAACTGATGATGAAATTACTATGGATGCTAAACACAGAATTGTTTTAAGGAGTGATGCACATATATCATTTGCTACACCCAGTGTACACTTAGGATCATATACATCAGAGTGTCACCCAACTTTAAAAGGGGATTGTACAACTGCCTGGTTAAACGATCTATGTGGATGGCTATCCTCCCATGTACACCACGATCCATATATAACTACTTCACGACCAGCTCAGCAAGGTCAACTTGCAAGTTTAAGGGCAAGATTACCAACATTATTAAGTGAGAGAATATTTATATCTGGATAATTATATATGTATATTTGATAAAATTATGAAAAAGACACAATTAGTAAAAATAATTCAAGACGCGGTTCGTGATGAACTAAAAAGAACACTTCCATCTATTTTAGATGAAGTGTTGAGTATCAATAAAAAGACAAGTGAAAAAAAACCAAAAAATGATATATTGGAACAGACAAAATTAGAACTTGCAAAAAATAGAAAAAAGAGTGATTTAAAAAAATACTCAAAAAATCCAGCAATTAATAAAATATTAAATGAAACGGTTGGGGGGATTCCACAAGAGGGAACACGAGTTATGAATGAGTCGGAAACGAAAACGACTGATTTTAACGGAGCTGAGGTCAATTTAGACAATTTACCTGATCATGTATCAACTGCACTTACAAGAAACTATTCAGATGTTTTAAGTGCAATTAATAAGAAAAAAGGAATTAATTAATGTATGAAAAAGTTCCAGTGGGCATTACAATGCCGTATGTAAGAGGTGACTCTGGTTTTTTCAATCAGACTTACTCCGATATGCAAAGAGGTACAACCAACCTAAAAATGCTCTTAATGACTGCAAAGGGTGAACGTCCCATGATGCCAACTTACGGAAGTGATTTGCATGAAATCATATTTGAGCAAAACGTAGACGGAATTGTGGATGATTTACTAGAAGATGCGGTTAAAGAGGCAGCTGAAATATGGATGCCTGAAGTTTTTATAAAATCTGTTATTTCTCAACGCAAACTTGATAAAGAACCAAGTAGTGTTACTTTGATGATAAAATTTAGTTTGAGAAATATACCCGACTCCGAGCAAGAACTTAATTTGGAATTTTAAAAATGAGTGATATAGGAAACAACGAAAAAATAAAAACCACTTCACGTGATATAAATTATCTTGGTAAGGATTTTAATTCTTTTAGAACTAATTTAGTTGAGTATGCAAAGTCATACTTTCCTAAAACATATAAAGATTTTAGTGAAAACTCAACTGGTATGATGTTTATTGAAATGGCAAGTTATGTAGGTGATGTTTTGTCATATTACATTGACTACCAATTTAAAGAAGGGTTTATGCAACACGCTGAAGAAAGAAAGAATATCATTACACTTGCAAATTATTTAGGATATATGCCAAAAACAAGTACATCTGCCCTTGTAGAACTTGAAGTTTTTCAACTCGTTCCATCTGTGACTGATGCAGAGACTGGTCAACTTAAACCAGACTATAAATTTGCTTTAAACATTTTACCTGGAATGGAAATTCAGTCAACTGATTCAACTAGCACAATATTCAGAACACTTGATGCAGTTAATTTTTATGAAGATACCACTACAAACCCACGCATTGTTACGATTTTTGATCGTGATGAAAATACAAAAGAACCCACATTTTATTTATTAAAAAAGAAAGTGATGGCATCTGCGGGTACAAAAAAGACAAGGCAAGTCGTAGTTGGTGAACCTGAGGAGTTTTTTGAAATTGAGTTGGTAGAGCCTGATGTGTTAGAAATAATAAGTATTAAGGATGATAACGGAAATAGATATTATCAAGTACCTACACTCGCAAGTGATACAATTTTTCTCGAGGAAGAGAATAACGAAAAAAGAAATCCATTCTACGCGGAATATGCTGAGTCAACTCCGTATGTTTTGAGGTTTTTACGAACATCGAGAAGATTTACTACACGGGTAAATTCTGATAATACTACTACAATAGAATTCGGTGCAGGAAAGGATAAAATTGATGATGAAATAATTGTACCAAATTTAAATAATGTGGGTAGAATTATTTCAACTGATCCATCCTTTGAAGTGGCTATGGATCCTGCAAATTTTCTTAAAACAAAAAGTTACGGTGAAGCACCTTCAAATACAACATTATTTATTGAGTATTATGCAGGAGGTGGTCTAAATTCAAATGTTTCATCAAATACACTTACCAATATTACAAAAATAGAATATGGTGACCAAGTCGAGTTTTTAGAGCAAAGCGAGAGAATTATACTTAACACAATAAAAGGTAGTGTGCGTGTTAATAATGAAAGTCCTGCTCTTGGTGGTAGTGGTCCCGAGTCTTCTGAGGAAATACGAAGAAATGCACTTGCATATTTTTCAGCTCAAAATCGTGCTGTAACACGAGAGGATTATGTAATTCGTGCGTATTCTATGCCTACAAAATTTGGAAGTATTGCCAAGGCATATGTATCTCCCGATGGAATTCTTGACACACGAACTCAATTTGAGTTTATAAACAATCTAGGAGAATCTACAACTAAGTTATCCTCAAATGGGTTGACAAACGCATTTGGAGAAATAAACAATCCATTTGCAATTAATATGTACATTCTAAGTTATGATATAAACAAAAATCTAGTTACACCTAACGAACTTGTTTACAAGAATTTAAGAACATATTTAGGACAATATAAATTACTAACAGACGGGATAAATATTACAGATGCATTTATTGTAAATATAGGAATTGATTTGGAAATATCCGTTTTTAAAAATTACAATAATATTGAAGTTCTTGATGATGCGTTGACCACAATAAAAGAATATTTCAACATAGATAAGTGGAGTATAGGTCAATCAATTGAATTAAGTGAGGTTGAATTGGAAGTATCGAAAATACACGGAGTTAAATCTGTCGTAAATTTAAAGATATACAATAAAACAATTAACGACGGAAATTATTCGGAAAACGAGTACAACATTGAATCAGCCACATATAACAAAGTTATATATCCATCGGTTGATCCTTGTATTTTTGAATTAAAGTTTCCAGACAGAGATGTAGTCGGGAGGGTTATAGCATGAATACATTTGTTTATTTTTCATCTGATGCTTCGATATATAAGCATAAATTAAATGAAAATCTTAATACTGGATTTGATGAAATTTTAGAAATTGAAAATAGTTTTTCAGAAGAGAATGGTCATCATTTAAGTAGAGCATTAATAAAACTTGATTTAAGTGATGATTTTTTAATAAGTAAAATATATGGTAATTCTGAATTTTTTTTAAATCTAAAAATAACAGAGTCTATTGAAATTAAGTCACACACAAAACTTATTGTATATCCTTTAAAAATTAATTGGACTGAAGGGTTTGGTAGAAAATACGATAAAGTAGATGCCGATGGAGTTACTTGGATTACACGAGATGGTGCAAATGAATGGACTTATCCGGGTGGGGATTTTTATAATAAAAGTGAACTTACTGATCTGTTTGGGATAGATAATATTCCAAGTTTTACTTTTAATAAGAGAACTTCTGATGTATCATTTAATATAACAGAATATGTTAATATTTGGAATTTAG